AATTTCAAACTGAAGATTCGGAATGTGGAAAGTTATCGCAATTACGATAAATCTGAATTTGCTGCTAAGTCTGCACTTCTTGATGGTGATGATGATAAACTTGAAGCACTTTGGAAGAAGGAATATTCACTGAAGGAATTCACTGATCCTTCTAACTTCAAGTCTTATGAAGTTCTAAAGGCTAAACTAGATAAGGTTCTTGGTCTTACTGGTTCAGTTAGTAAGACAAGGGCCGAAGATACTATTCTTGCTAAATTCAGGGATGATGATACTAAAATCCTTGAGACAGCAGGTGCATCTTCAGATGAAGATGGTGATCTTGATTATTTCAAGTCTTTGGCAGAGAAAGAGTAATCTAACTCTACCAATTCAAACCCCGCTTCGGCGGGGTTTTTTGTTATGCAAATGCGGAACTATTAAAGAATTTCTTTGCGAGTTCATTATCATAGACACTTGCAGTGGCCATATTTCCACCACCTCCACCTGATGACATATTATTTGTTACAGGTGCATTGACAACAGTATTTCCACCAGATTTTATTCCAGCCATTTTTCCATCTGCAACTGTTGTTGATGCTGATGCTAATACTGTACCACTTGATGGTGAAGATGAAGCCATACTAGCCTGTCTTTGAATTTTAGCAAGGTAGTTGTCTGTTGATAGACCGGTTTCTAGGTCAACAGTTCCCGCACTACCAGTTTTCAAAAATTTTTCAGCTCCTCCTGGACCAGAATGATGAGCAACAGTCGCTGCATCTAAGTTACCTTTAAATTTATTCAGATTTTTTATAAAATACCTAACACCTGCTGTTGCTGCTTTTGTTGGGTCTCTAATGTCTTCTGCACTGAATCCAACCTCAGGTGCTGTTTTAGGCATTATCTGTAGTAGACCTTGTGCTTGATCGCCTTTATGCATACCACTTTGCAATACAGGTCCTTTAGCATTAGGATTCATAGACGATTCAATTTGCGCCACTCCAATGATGCGGTCTCTTACACTTGCATCTGTAATGCCCTCACGGTCCATAATGCTATTCAATAAAGCTAAACCATCTGTTTGAATTGGAGTTGATTTATTTGATGGTGTTGGTGTAGTAGAAGTTGTCGCTGCACCACTAGTTATTTTTCGTGGAGTTCTTTGTACTGCTACTGCTGCACCACCAGGTGTAGATGTTACAGTTCCGGCCGCATTAACTTCTGATGTTGATGTTAAGTTGGATGTTGAATCTGCTACAGGTGTTGGTGAAGAACTCTTTTCATAAGCATCAAGTTCTTTTTCATACTCTACAAACCATTCATACAAATCAAACAAATCTTTTGCTAACATACCAACACCAATAGCAGTAATCAATAAAGAAATACCAGCACTAAATGGTGCTGCTACAATTCCTGCTACCGCTGCAAATATTTTACCTGCAATAATTGGACCAAATTTACCTCCAATTTTGGTTATCATTGACATTGTTAAACCTTTGACAGAAGCCTTCTTAATAACTTTGACTATTTTTTCCCATAGTGTTTTATTTTTTTCCATTTCACGATTTGCACCAACGGAACCAAATGGTGTAAGTAGTTTACCAGATGCGGCTGGTGATGCTGATGGTACTGATGGAGTTAGTGCTGAAAGACCATTAACACCACTAGCTATAGTAATAGCACTTTTTGTCGCACTTCCAGCTTTTTCTACCATTTCACTACCACGCATACCTTCTGGTTTTTTCGGAGCAGGCTCTTCTCCAGGACTTCTTGATTGATTAGCTATATCGTCTTTTGCTAATTTTTCAGCTTCTTCTTTACTTTCACCTTGTTTTAAATAATATGCCACACCTTCAGTTAATAACTCCACTGCACCAGCAAGTAACATGCCTTTTCCAACAGTTTTTAACCATCCACCCCTAACACCTTTTCCGCCTTTTCCACCAGGACCACTTGACGGACTAGAACTTGGTAAACTAGGACCGCCCAACATTCCAATTCTTTTTGCTGCTGCTAAAATAGCTACTTCTAAAAGAGCCAGCGATCCTTTAAATGCAATATACGCTCCAGTTAATATTAGGGCCCCTGTTGCAAGATTTTTTTTATACTCTTCTCCAAAAACTGTTTTGAAAAAACCGTCAAGTAGATTATTTACAGAATCCCTAAATTCTTTGTCTTGAAAATATTTACCAATACCATTCAACAAAGTTAATAATAAACCACCTTTTAATAATCCACTAATAAGACTTTCAATTATTGATCCGAACGACATACTTAAAACTCCCTTAAGTATATCAAATAATCCACCACCTTCTTTTTTCTCACCAACTGGTGTTGGCGCTAATCCTCCACTATTCTTCTTATACTGCCCTTCGTATTGAGCTTCTCTATCACCTGCTCTTTTGAAGAACATATCCGATTTTGTTGATGGAGTACCACCAGACAATTTAACCATCTTCTGCATATTCATACGCATTAGATTCATATCTCTTGCCATTGCAGGCAGAACAATAGTATTCTTAGCAGTGATACGATTATCAGTGGATATTCTGGTCAACTTCTCATTAACTTCTTGTGACATACCACTATCACCAGAAGAACCTACACCCCTAGAAGCACCACCAGAAGATTTTGGCCTATCATTATATTTGTATGCTTTGCCAAATATTTTACCAAAAGCAGCACCAGTAATTCCTGAACTTGGTAATAATCTACGAAGATCTGTTTTCTCTTTAGTCCTTTCACCAACAGCAGAAACAAGAGCACCAAGTAGTCCCTTGTTCTTTAATTCCATTTTGTAGATTTCTGCGAGTCTAGATTCTCTGGCCATTTTCTTTATCTCTTATTAGCGGCTTGTTGTTCCATTTTTTGCTTCTCTTCTTCAAGGTACTGCATCAGCATAGTGACATAAATTTCTCGTTCCCAAGGTATCATATTTTCAAGTTCTGTAAGACTATATTTGTGATGCTGCATCAACGCAAAATTAGTCTTATAGTAGTTCCTCAGGTTATCATGATATAGATTTATCCGAAAAAACTTTGGACTCCCTCCAAAGTAATATTTTCTTGATACCCACACTTCGTACATTTATAATCAATTTCTTTTTTCAGCTTTGGCATTGTATCAAAGAATTTACGGATATTCTCTAAATCTTTCTGTTGCATACCATCAATGAATTCTATAATCTCATCTCTTGTATTATCTTTCATATGATATACTGTATTTTCATCATATACTTGATCAATAGAAGAATAGATCAAATCCATGATAATATCACTTTCGCTTTTACCTAATGATTTCTGCATTATTTCAAATGTTGGATATTTCATGATAATACCAACTTTATCATTCAACTGAAACTTTGTTGTATGTCCTTCAGTAAGTGTGGGCTTAATTTCCAATACATTGAATGATATACTATTGATATGTCCACAATCTTTTTCTTCATCTTTGTCATTTTTTACGGTGTTATTGCACCGATACTTTAATTCTACAACTTCAGATACTGATCTTGCACGAAGATGCATAAACAGATATTCAAGATCAAATATTGGAAGACTATCAATATCAATATCACTTAATACACAATTCTTTAATACCTGTCTAATTACTTTGACCGTAGATTCTACGTCATCATTCTCGGTATTCATCAGAAACAACTTCTGTTCTTTTACCAAGAATGGGCGAAATTGGATCAACTTTCCACTTGAGATTAATTTCACTTCATAAATCGGCACATCTATTTTCGGTAACATAATATCCTCACTTTATTAAAATTATAATGCTTTTCCAAATGGAAGCAATTTGTTTAATCCAACTCCAAGCAATTCTGCTGATGCTGCACCAATATCGTAAGTTCCTGCATATATTGTTCTAAATCTTTGATATGCAAACTGAACACTAAGTCGGTGAAATCCATCATCCGACCAACTCAATCCTTGTGATGCAATACCAACAGGAAATGCATCAATCAATTCTACTGCATATATCTGTTTGATAAAATCATCATATTGCACAATCCTAATGGTTGTCATATATCGTGTATCATCACCTTTTGGATATATAAGATTATTTGTATCTGAAGGCATAATTGCTTCCATCCAACGATCAAACAATTTTCTTTCATAGAAATCATTAGTACACAGAAAGCCTAATGTCGTTTCTGTATATTGTGTCTGATAAGGAACCTTAAATGTCGGCCCATAGATTTTAGCATCATGTGTCTGAAGTGTTTTACCTGGTAATTCTGCGGTCTCACATTGCATTGAAAGATATCTTGATATTGTAGCATTAGAACCTCTATCTACAGTATCTTTTCCTAATGCGCCATTGATCGCATCTGTAACATCGGTAAATATGGCATTAGGTAAATTAAGTAATTGATCAAGAATACTAGTGGATACAAATCTATTAATGTATGATGGAATAGGTAATATCACTTCAAATCTGCATGGTCTTGCAGGACCATCTCTGGATCTCATATGTGATAGGAATGTGCTTGGTGTAAATGCCATTAGAATTTTTTCCTTGAGTCTGACCAAACTTTACTTGTGGATGCTTTCACAAAACTTTCAACAGGAAGCATTACTGCAATATCAAATTCATCTGCTGTAATCTCAAGAAATCTTGATTGAATATGAGTATAAAGATATCTCTTGATACACGGAGTTGCTTCAAATGCTCTTGATGCGCTTGAGAGAAATTGATAACTGATTCTCAGTTTGGTGTTCTTATCGTAATTCTTATTTGATGCCGTATCACTCAATTTGTCAAGTAAAATAATTCTCTGTTTTGGATGAATATAGTGGAGATTCATACCAAGAAATCCATCTTTATAATTCTCAATAGGAATGACCAATGGGAATCTATCATAATATGGTAATGAATCTTTTGTCTTTGGATCATAGAAATAGAAGTACATTTTGCCTATGATTGAATTTGTTCTTAGGCGATCACGATCTGCCATCAAAGCCCTTGATGTTGGCTTTAGGTCTTTGACTTTTTGACGTAGCCAAGTTCTTGACGCATTGGTACCTGCGGTCAATCCCTCTTTTGCTAATGACGCTTTGATTCTATCTAATAATTTTGCCATTACCTATTTATGCTATATGCCTA